TTGTAAAGTGCAAGCGGTGCCAAGTTGGTAAATTGACTACCGGCATCGGGCTCAATATCGAGTATGACTTCATTCAGTATGACTTCACACCCTCTTACATCGGCCATCATAGCCTCTGCAAGTATGAGAGCATAGCCTCCTCTTGTTGACATATTTCTTTCTATAGCAATGACAGTGTTTACCTGTTGTCCTGTCAGTTCAGTGACTTTTGTTCCGCTTTCGCTCGGAGCCTTAACTGCGTCACTATGGTTCAAGTGAAAGCCCTGTAACTGTTGCTTGAATACATTCGGCTGGATGATAATTTGATACGCACCTACCTCTAATGGGTCGGGGAAGTGGTTGTTCAAAGTATAGGTGTTACCTGCCTCTAAGACAAGCGTATGTCCTCCTTGAGAGTTGATAATTCCGGCGTTCGACCCTGCGCTTGCGGCAATGCCGTAGCCTTCATACTTGACTTTGGTTTCAGTGAGTAAGGTAAACGCACCACCATGTATGTCACTCGGACCAAAACCAGCGGTAGCAGTGGAGAACCAAACCAGCGGGTCTCTTGTAAATCCGGAACTTGCAAGTGTTGCGGTCGATGATGTGCGTGTGCCTTCAAGCGTGCCAATGTAATTGTCACTGTCCGGTTTGTAATTAGAACTCTTACAAGCCGTGTTGAGGTCGTATAGACGCTGGTAAGCAGGGTGAGCGTAGTGTCCCGGCATCAGTGCCATAGTAGGTGTGACATAATGATGTCCCATTCTTGGTATAGGCATAGGTGTCATCTTTGGCTTGTTGATTTGAGTAAACGCTGTAGATGGCTCAGCCATAGCACCTGTGTTTGCAGGTAAAGCCCCATACATAGTAAACCAATCAACTGATTTCATGTCCGGACTTGCACCACTGTATTCACTTTGGTCCCTTAGTCTTCTTGCCGCAAAGAGTCTTGTCGAGCCTGCTGGCATGTAATAACTTGGCACTACTTTGAGTCCTGTCTTACCAGTAACGAATGATACAAAGTCCGGACTGAAAACAACACCTGTAAACTTATTCGTGCCTATACCTGTGTAAGAAGCAATGACACCTTTATCAGTAGCAGGGTCATAGACTCTTAGGAAATAACGCCCTCCGCTTAATTCAGTTGAGTTAGTCCAAGTGGCAGTTTCGGGAGTAGAGCCGACCGTAATTTCAGTTCCGGAATAACTTGAATATGTCAATTCATCTACATCATGTCGATGAGTCATACTGACTCCCATTCTCGTTACATGAAACATTATGCTACGGTCATGTGGTTCATACGACGACTGCAAAGGAGCGTTATCAGTATGGTCCTCCCAGCCTACATTACTTGATGCTGGGAACTTTAATCGAGCCGCACTCTTTGTTGTAGATACATCTACAGCGTCTTGGCTGAGATGTTCCCAGCCATTGTTTTCCCAAGTAGGGAACAGTCTCGGACCTGCGTATTCATAGTCAAACATTTTGCGTATTTGACTGATGTTTTGAGCAGGGTGCTGTAGACCACCCGAACCAAACGATTCATTTTGATAAGCCTGTATTCTGTCAAAGCCCGACCTTACAACAATGTTACCGGGTATCTCATCGGGATTCGGTAATCTAATTTTGAGATTCGGGTTGACACCTGCACCGGCAAGTGCTGGAGCAAGACCTTCAATCTCTCTGTCGCTTATGTGACGGAAGTCCATAATGACGGTTCCCAAAGGACTGCCTCCTTCAAGTCGATGCTCTTGACCTGTATCGTCCATAACGCTGACGCTTTCAAACTGAATGTGTTCATTAGGAATAAGCAAAGCATTGCGGACTTCTAATGGGTGTTGTTCAGCCAGTTGAGGATGACTCAATTCCTGCGCTTGTATGATAGGGAACATAGCGGCGTTTGTTGTTTCAAACGAGAAGCGAACATTACCGAGTATTTTCTCACCCACTAATTTGTAACTGCCACCGTCTTTCCTCTTCGTCCAAGGAATCATACCCAACCCTCTCGCATTTACAGCAGGCATAGTAAGACTACCTCCGTCCATTCGTTTCCAAACGACATGCTCCGGTAAGAAGTTGCGAGCGGCACTTCTCTTGTTGTAATAATCGTAAAGTCCGTTATGAGGCTTAGCAGTAGCCCCTGCTCCTATGTTGAGATAATCATTGCGACTGGTTACACCTATACACTCAACAGCGTAAGTTCCAGCGTCTTCGTGAAACATCGAACCCTTGACAACTGATTCATCCCAAAACAAATCACCAGTTGGGTAATTACAAGCATTCGCTCTTACCATATCACCGCTTTGTATAGTTCTATGAAGTTGAGCGTCGGATGCCGCCGCCCCTGTATTAGGGTAACTATCAGCATCGTATGGCTGTGTATAGCCAGTGTGAACCTGCGCTTCTACATGAGGGCCAGCAGTAGCAGGACCTACATATCGACTCTTGTTGTTGACTTTATTAGTGTCCCAAGCCATTGTTCCAGCGTGCGCTATGTTGTTTGATTGCGCTACATGTAACCAGTCACCTGCGCCCGAAATACCATTAGCGTCTGCTTTTGCTATAATTGGTAATTCACCTTCGTGGCTAACAGCGACAAGGTGTCTACTGAAAAGACCTGTTACGCAGTAATCACCATAGAATGCAACGGTAGGGTTCTCTACTCCACCTGTAGGAGCATTACCAACAGTGCATGTCTCTGCCGCTCCGTAAGGATTGAAACCCAAGAAAGAGTGCCATGCGCCCAAACCAGCAGGATGCAAGTTCGCACCTATGTCGTTTGTCGCTTCGTATGAGTTGAGATAAGAATACGCTTCTCCATGCCAACCTACTGCACCTACCGGTTTTGTTCTGTCAACAGCATCGGTAAAGCCACTAAAGTGAACCTGTGTCATGTGGTCTCTCGCCGCACCCGAAGCGGCGTTGTTGAATCTGTGAGTGCCTGCTTTTGCCCAAATGTAAGCCTTGTAGTTACTGTCGGGTGCAATCATCTGTCGATTCTGCGGGTTTATTACATCAGTAACAGCGGTGACAGAGGATATGTTGAGAGTAGCGTTTCCACCTCCACCTTCTATAACTAAACCGGTATCTGTCGCCAAATATCCGGACCCTGCTTCAAATATAGAAACGCCTGTGACTACTCCCGAACCATTCACTACAGCGTTTACAGTAAGTCCTAATCCCGAACCACCGTTTACAGGCACTTGTATAGTAGCACCCGCTGGATAACCAGTGCCACCTGCGGTAAGTGCTATGGCACTTGGAGTGCTTGCTATGTTACTTTTACCGAGAGTAAATGTAGTGTTTGAACCTGCTATACTTTGAGAAACATAAGGCGCAAAGCCAGCAATCGTGCCGTTACTGACTCTTAACCACCCGTAATCGGGGAGAGTTGTTGCGCTACTTGTAACTCGTATAGATGCAGGTGTTCCTCCATTTTGGACAGTGTATTGGTTTACTGCCAGTTCTACCCAGCCGTATCTGTCTTGCTTATGCGCATTTTGCATGCTCGGCATAAAAGTGCCACCAATAGCCTTGAGTGGGTCAGTGCCGGGGAATGTGTTGATAGCACCGCTAAGCACTGCGCCTAATTCTTCGCTGTTTTGACAACGAGTAGCGTCAACCAATATGACATTAGCACTCATTTTTTGGTTGTCGACATCTCGCCCTCCAGTGGTATAGTAAGTGAGATAAGCCTGTGCAAGTAAGGCTCCGGGTCTAAATGCACTGGCGTTATGCTTAGCACCGCTACCTGTAGAAAGAAACGCACTGGCCGCATGGTTCTTTGGGTTCTTACGAAGGTGGTCGTCGAGGAAATGACCTCCGGGGTGATAACCTCCGTCCATGTGCCATATGACTGACGATTTTCTTGTTGTAGGGTAAGATGACGATTCTATGGAGTTACCACTTATGTCAGTGAATATATGATTAAACGGATGATAATGCTTGGGTAAACCAACTACTGTTCCAGCAGTTCCTTCAAAGAAAAATGCCGATATGTAAGTTTGACTGTAACTTCTTGAAGACGATGGCTTAACCGAAGGGAAACCCTTTGTCGGTTGCCAATTCATTACATAGTTGAATCCTTCTGCGTTATTCTTTTGAAAGAATGTAGTCATAGGTAAATGTGCCAAAGCACTACCTCTGTTGAAACCACTGTGCTCTGTGAGGTCACCATTTGCGAGTTGGTTTGGTAAGAAAGAGTCCTTACTTGCGTCCCCACCTATGTGAATAGGAACAGCACTGTAGCCGTTACCGGCAGTCACGATGTTGGCACCTTGAGGCTCTGTGGTTGCACTGCTATGAGGGAAAGCCTGTCCCGGTCCAAATATCATGTAAGTAGTATGGTGGTTGGTATTGCTGTCATGCGTATACCTTGCGTGAGGATGTGCAAACCTTATGATGAGAGGAGACGGTATATTGGCATGAACAGAATTAGTGCCATCAGTATAATCCAAACCTGTTACTTTGCTGTTCGCACCTTTTGCCATATCAAACGGCAGTATAGCGTCTTGGTTGAAGAACGGAGGATTATTTTGCCCTCGATGCTGGTCGAGGTAAGGAGTGCCGGGGAACATAGCCATCATAGCGTTTGTATCGAGTAGTGCATAAGAGCCAGCGAGTTCTCCTACATTTTGCAAACCAGCAGAGCCTGTTGGTCCTTTGGAGTAAGGGTGCGTGTAGAAGTCGGAATAATCATTTTGAGTTCCGTCATTGATGTCTGTAACGACACCGGAGAAACCGCCACCGAAGTAAAGAGGAACATAGTGGTCGGGGCTATTTTGTCCTCCTCGGAAATACAGGAAAGGATTGCCGTTCTTACTACCTGCTATTCTTACCCCGTCTGTCTTGATAGCAGAGTAAGGGTCGCTCAGTCCCTTGATGAGTATGTCATGCTGTGCTGGACTCGCCCAATCAGCAGAAGCACCGTTGCTGACATAAACGACAGCGGTAGTGCTGGTTGAGCCCGGTTTACTTCTTACCATAGCATAATCAGCAGAGCCATGCCAAAGCAAGAAAGGCTCTCCCCAACTATTGGCGTTATCACATGCAAGTTTACCAAGCAAAGCCCAAGACTCGTTGGAGTCAAGTTGTATCTCGGTAGAAGTCACAGCGTGCACTGATACACACGGAGAGTCTATTCTTGGGATGATATGGTCTCCAGCGACATCGGTATAGTTTTCACCTCGTAGATTACGCCTCCATATAGTGGTATCAACTGCATTGTTTTGACTGTCAACAAGTATAGGTGTGGCAGTGTTTGCATTTGAACCTCTATACTTGGTGTTGATATGCAGTAGTGTATGAGGTATGTAGCCGATGTCGAGCCTTACTCCAGCGTCTTGGTCGGCAGTTGTCAACCCTTGAAGGTGCGTGCCGCTGTCTACAGCCTCAGTCGAAACGCCTTCAAGCAGTCCCCAGTCTTTAGAGACATCTGCTTCAAACAACTTGTTCAGCGGAATGCTTGAATCGCTTCGGACTTTAATGCGAATTGCCGTAGGACTTACGCCCCATTCACCAAGTGTCTTGCCGTCCGGTGCATACATGTGCGTGCAATCGAAACTGGTCGCCTCTATGTTGTCTTGAGAAGCCCCCTCCATATTGATAGCGTGAGCAACTGCCGCCGCCATTACTTCGTCAGTCAAAAGACAAGTGAAGTTGATTCTTGGGCTCAGTATGTGACCTGTATCACCGTCTACTATTTCTGTAGTATTGGTGACTCCGTAAAAATAATGTTTGTTGGCCGCACCTGTGTCTCCGGCTTTACCGTATTCGGAACGACTGGTATAGAAGGTAGTCATACCTTGGTCGTCACTGCCACTGTCGTCGCTTGTTTGTAGCATACCGGACTTAGGGAATCCGAGATAGCCGAGAATGTCGGGGTGTGAAAAAGAGCCACCGTTATGATAAGGGTCAGTGAGTATGACTTCTAAGGTCGTGCCGCTAAGCGTAGCAGTAACATGCACGCCTACATGTGGGCTTGGATAAGTATTCCATAGATTACCCTTGAAAGGCTGTAAAGTCCCTCCTGTTAATTCACCACATACTTCTCCGTTACCGACCATGTGTGAACCGATAGTGAAACCGCCTTGAGAGACATCTCTGTCATCGAAGTGAACGATGACTTCTTCGTCAAGCGTAGATGGGAGGTAAGTGTTGTCTCCGGAAAACTTCTTTCCGAACTGTTTGTAAAGCAAACGAATGGTATGGTTATCTCCTCTATGGTCGGTAAACCTTAGACCATACAGAGGACTGTTACCTATGTTGTCGACTTTCATGTCTTCTTTAGGTATGTAGCCACCGGCACTACCAACAGTGGTGACAGTCATAGCGGCATCGGCATTACTGGCACTACCGTATCGAGTTACATTGACTGTGCCATCGTTGGTAAAGCCCCATCTACTAAGGTCGGGAGACCAGCCGGGTATACCTGCTTGTGTCATACCACCAAAGTTTATTCTTGCTTTGGCCTTCGTGCCTATTCTCAAACCGTCAACCAATACAGAAGCAGGGCTTTTTGTTTCAAAGGACTCGTTGAGAAGAGTGTTTGTTGTTCTACCGGAGACAATTTCAGTATTCGCTTCGGCCAATACACTCACGCTGTCTATGGTATCTACTCCAAAGTTGAGATTATTCGTAGCCTCATCATCGGTATTTTCCGGTGGTAAGTATTCTTTGAGTGTTGTAATAGGTGCAAACGGTCGACCAAAGCGATTGATAGGCATTGGAGCGGGGTGCATGTTTTCTCCGGTTACTTCATCCGGTTGGCACCAATAGTTTCGGAAACGACCACCGTGTCCGATAAGGAACTGAGGTCGATAAGGAGTTTGAGCCCTACTGCTGTCAAGCCAAGTGCAGAAGTTTCTACCACCTGCACCCGGAACAGTAGAGTGTATGACGACGGAGAAGCCTTGGTTCCCTTCGGAATCGAGAACTACTCTACCTAAGTGCGCCCTTACATAGCCCATGTGCGTTCCTCTGTCATGGCTTGAGAACGCTTTGGTCGTGTCCCAAAACGGAGCAGGGTCATGCGTAGAAGCAGTAGCGGCAAAGTCGGCTTTTTGATGAGGCGAAGAAGGGTCGAACTTTTGATTTTCACCAAGGAACTGGTCGTTTGGACGACGAGCGTGAGTCTTTCCATTTTTAGCACCGGCTTGGTTAATCAACCGAATAACTTCTCTTGCCGCCGATTCGATGTTTGTTACTCCGTCTTTGAGAGATACCTCTCCTAAATCGACACTCAGTCTTCTTACAAAGTCCATTTCAGTCCAGTGGGTCAATTCTTTCAAACGAGTATCTGTCAATGTATGTGCAGTATTACGAATACCTTTCATGGCTAAGAAAGCAGGTATGACTCTTGTTCCGTCCGGAGTATCAAAGAAAGTTGAACGCTCTCTTACTCCATCATCTATTTGGTCATGCTTAACAAGTGCATCTCCTACATTGACAACTGCGTTGTTTGTTCTGTCGGAATAACCGTTGGCAGAGGTTTTGTCGACCCCTCCTACATCGTGTGTAGACAAGCCACCGGAGACACTTTCGTTCCATGCGCTGTTATGTGAATAGGACGCTTCGATAAAGTCCGACTTTGTATCGGATGCCATGCTTTTACTTTGAGAAGGGAAACCTGCCGCTACATCAATGAGCGAAGCACTGTCTTCAACATTATATTTCACTATACCACTTGTAACGACAGTAGGGTCTCCACCGATAGATGCGGCGGCTGGGCTGGATTGAACTTGCATGTGAATGTCTTGAAACGCTATGAACTCTCGGTCTTGAGATACATCGTAAAGTAACACTCTTGCGAAGCCTCCTGTGCATTGATAAGGGTCAATGTAAGCGACAACAGGAGGAGTTGTAGAAAGTCCAATTGCATCGTAATTCATTTCAATAGTTTTGTTAATATGCTGAACCAAGTTTTGAGCCGTCTCTATACAACTGTCACCAATCAAAAAGTTCTCCATTGGGATGCTGTCTCTTGGATTGGCGTTGAAACTACCAACTCCTCCTGTAAAGCCTTTCCAAACTTCGGCTTCGTTAAGTGTGCCTCTGCTCTTGCAGAACAAACCTTCTATGGCATGAGGATTGGTGTAATGCATATTCATCCAAACAGTATCACCTTGTCTTAGTCCACCTACGCAGTAAGGATGTGCCCAAGCCCTATTGAGGAATGCTTCTTTCACCTTGGGATGAACAACAGTAGTCGTAGCATACAAATCCTCGACATATACTTCGTCACCAACTGACGGAGCAAAGCCGTTATCGGGGGTTTGGATTGTCAAAGTATTGTTCGTTCTACCGTCATAGAATCCTCTGTAAACAGTTCCGCTGGCATTTCTCCAAGCAACACGGAACTTGTAATCAGCATCATGACTGTCTTTAGGGAACAAAGAAGCATCGTCAAGAACAATAGGGAGTCCTATGACAAGTTGAGCATCTGTTCCTCCTGCGCCGTTTACTGTAACCACATCACCTATTTCATAAGCAGTTCCTGCTGTATGTATAGTAGCCGCTGTAACAGCGTTACCGCTGACTGTGACATTGACTTTCAAACCGGAACCTTCACCACTTGCAGTGGCTATGTTCGTATGAGAGCCGTTTGTATAACCACTGCCTCCGGAAACTATGGTAACATTACTGGGTATGCCTGCGTTTACTGTTATTTTCGCTCTTGGTCGCTTTGACTGAATCTTTGGTAAATGAGGGTTAATACTTGGACCGTCTCTCAGTTCAATTGCACTGACATACTGTCGTAGTCCATAATCGACATTACCGCCTTGAGTCATGACATTTGAACGGTCATAATAGAAAGAGCGGCGATTTTCATAACCAGCACTGATGAGACTTGGGTTGTCAGCAATACCTGTGTAATTCATGTCTTGGTAGCCCGGAGCAGGTAGAATGAATGCGCCTACTTTGATGTCTCGGAAAAAGTGCTCACTTGCGATGTGGTCGTCTCCATGAGCACCTATGACAGTGAGATAATTATCTGTAGGTGAAGCACCGGTATTCCTTGCTGAATAAATGACCCATTCTCCGTTTGCTAAGAAAGCCCTACGGTATCTCGCACTACCACTAAGACCTGCAACATCTACAGGTGGTGCAGAAGGTATAGGGAACAGGCTTGCGTTTTCGACATAGATGCGATGCACTGAGGTGTCGTATGGTTGAGTAACTCTTGTCCCACTACGGTGAGTATCTGCTTGTATAGCATATGAAAACGGTCCAAAGATTTCGGGGTCTTTAGGTGCAACTGAATCTACTCTTCTACCAACAGGACTTGGTGCCCAAGAATGAGCGGTATGTGTAGCGTCTATGTGTATTTTCATACTGTTGTCCGGACCGGGGAAAATACCCTTCTCCGGCTTGTCAAAGAAGAACTCTTCAAACAAAGGAATCTCAACGAGTGCTCTCGTGCTGGCATACTGTGTGCCAAGTTGATAGTCGTGTTGGACAGTATCAAGTGTTTGAAACAATCTGTCGTTGATGGTCGTTCCATCGTTACACATTGTTTCTTCGCTGAACTTATCATCAACATGTAGAACGCTACCCGCTTCTATACCTGTAGCGGTAATCCAAGCCGCAAGCGAATCAGCCTCCGAGCCATCGGCCAAAACGAAGTCACCTGTGCCTGTTCGCCCCGTCGAGGATGTGAATGTGAAAGTAGTGCCTGTTTTACTGGTGTATAGCGCAGAAGCAAACCTCGGAGGCTCGCCGTTATTTGATGGCACTTCAAGATAAATGTAGCCAACTTTAGGGAAACAATATGTTCCCCAAGACTGTAAGTCAGTTGTTCGATTGTTAAGCGGCTTAACGACAACAGTGCTACTGGTCGTGCTACTTACATTTGCTTGACAATCACGACGAGTGTTCCAAGCAAGCCTTGCAAGTGGACTTGGGTCATAGGTCTCCTTTGTATTTACAGCACCTTGTCCGACACCTCCAAGTGTCATAGTAACTACAGGTGCTCCGGGCATTATCTCCTTGACAATGTGAGAGTCGGGTGCGGCTGAGCCCTTTACATACACGCTTGAAGAAGCCAAGTCACTGGTAATACCGTGTGCGTGAATAATACTTTGACCGTCATTACCGTCACTGAAAGAAAGAACTCTTGCACGAGATACAAGGCTTTCTATTGATATTCGATTTGCTTTCTCTGTAGACGAGATAACTTTACTCAACATGTTGAATCTGTTTCTGTCACTCGGTTGAATGACAAGTTGCATGGTGTTTTCGTTTGAGTTATGCTCTATGATGTCAAAGTATTCATTGACGCATGTGCTTTGGTTTGTTGTTCCTCTACCCACTATCTGTGGTTGATTGAACAGTTCTTCATTGTCGACTAAAGCAGAAGTAGTTCCGGGCGCACTCGCTATAGTTATACTTGTAGAAGTCACTGCGGTTATCGTTCCTATGTTTTTACCGTTGGCTTTGTAAACATCATTACCGACTTCAAATTGCTCAGTAGCATTAACTCCGTCAACCGTCATCGCACCAGTGGTGCTCGCTGAATAGCCGGAGCCATTGTTGACAAAAACACCTGTTCTTGGACGACTGCCATTACTTGCAGGTTGAAACCTTACATCTGCTACTTCTTGCATAGTCGAACTGCTTGTAACATTCTTTTGAATTACAACTCTATGAAACACCGAACCCCTTGAAGACAGTTCGGAGGCGGCTAATCCAATGGCCTGTGGCGTAGTGCTCGGAGGGTCGCTTGATGTGAGAGGTAAGTAATTTTGAGGACATAAATCGTAATCGAGAACCTTCTCTCCAACCAATCCTTCGGAGTTATCACCTTCTAAATCTCCATCGGAAAACAAGGACATTTCGGGTTTATCGAAAGTTATAACCCCACCCGCTGAATAAAGTTCAAGTTCACTTGCCGACATAGCGTCACGCATAAGGTCGAGTATAGAATAATCCACACCGGCAGGACTTGCGATTATAGTGCTTACATCGGGGAGGGTTTTTGTCACCAGCAATTTAGGATGTAAGTCCAACACAGTGACAATGGCCCCTGTAGTAGCGGCGTTTACAAAAGCGGTGACAGGAGCAGTTGTAAATGTCAGTGTCTTAGCACTGTAGTTAATTTTGGCAGTTACAGTAGCAGTGGTTGTAGCCACAGTCGTTCCTATCCTAATGTTACTGGCAGGTATAACTTGACCGTCATATCCAAACGATTTGATACTTTGAAGTGTCAATACCTTGTTGCTCCCACTAATGGCACCAGTAAGTCTTGAAGTCGCACCTGTAGTGAACTCCGAGCCTTCGTAGTCCACAGCATTGTAATGGACTTGGACAAACGGAGCGTAATTGTAAGTCGCAAGGTCGGGCAAAAACAACGAGGCTATTCTGCTTTCGTTTGAAGGTATAGCGTGCCTTACATTACCTGTGGCCTCATGTGAAGGAACTGACTTGAGAAGGAAAGGATTCGGGTTAAAGTTGGGCCCACCTATTGCGAGCATGCCTCTCTTTGCATCGGAAATGTCCGACATTCCATTTTCAACGATATTGCTGACAAAGCCACGAGATTCAGTAGATTGTATCTTTACCGGTCCGTGAGTATCATAACTTGAAATCACGCTGTTAATTGGGACAGTTGAGCGAATGTCGGAAAAGGTTGCAGGGAAAGAAGCAGTTACAATGTCACTACTCATATCCAACTTTTTCTCTACATGGTGCTCACTGGTCGGTGGTAAAGCACCCATGTAATGATGACTCCTTACATGATTGAGAGTGTGACGACCACAGTGACCTGCGAGCAATTCATTACCCATGTTCGTAGTGCTGGCAGAGAACTTGTTGAACTCATGACTGTCTATAGCCATGCTTTGAGAAAATACAACTCCGTGATTTTCAAAGTCACTTTCGTCAATGCAGACCTGTCCTTGTCTTTGAGAGAACTGTGTCCCACTACCGTATGGTTGAAACGAATTACCTTTACCGGTATCAACGATACAGTCTCCTGTAATGACAACAAAACGACCTGCATCGTGAGCCATTAGCGCACCCCTTCGACCGTTTGAAGCGTTTGCCTCAAAGTCCAAGTGGATTGACTCTACTACCATCGTCCCTGCACTTGCATCAATGGACATAAGACGCATTCTTTCGGGTGCTTTGTTTGTAGGTTTACCAGTCGTTTGGCTGTAACCAAGTGGATTGATGAGTATGTTGTAGGGAACTTTGGGTATAGATACTGTAGAAGTTGACGAAACTGCATAGACTTTGACTGAGTATGCCCCTCCGCTGTAAGGACTGGCTGTGAAATCAACACTGGTTAATCCGCTCTGTCCGCTTAGTTCGTCGACCAAAGCCTGTGCCGCAGTCGCTCCTATGTTGACAGTAGACGACGCTCCAGTAGATGCGCTGATAGAAGGAGTTACTGTGATTAAATCAATGGGTTCTATTGGCTCTTCAAATCGCCAAAGTGCCAATGTATTGTCACTTTTGACAGGAGCGTATTGCTGATAGCCCGATGAAAGAGCACCTCTCGACCAATGAACAGCCTCAAGTGTTCCTCTAAAGTCACCGCCTCTACCACCCAAGTAAATGTTGTTTTGTTGATTAACAAGTTCATGAGGTTCATCAAGTGTTTGAGAAACGACCAATTCTCCATTGACAAGCAAACTGATAATTCTACCGTCGAACATAACTGTTACATTGAGTAGTTCACGGTGTCCCGAATTGAAAGCAGAGACATCATCCATCTCTTCATCGGTTGCCAAATATCCGTCTTGAGTCGGGCTAAAGGTAGGATATGATATACCTTCATAATAAGCAAGTCTACCGTTGACTTTCATTACAGGCTTGGCTGTCGAAAGAGTATAGACTGCATCTCTACCGCTGGCAGGGTTTTTCAGCCTTACTTCAAATGTAGCGGGAGCGGGACTGCTGGGACTACCTACGGTTAATCGCATGACATTCTCTTGTTCAAATATCACTCCTCCGCAATCGGGAATGAACCAAGTCTCCAAAGTAAAGTTACTAAGAGCAGAAGGTAGCCCTCTTCTTTCTTCTTCGTTGATACCATGGACACTTTTTAGATTAACAGGGACGAGAACGCTGTCGCTAATCCCGTTGAACTGTAATCCAAATCCGGGGTCAATCAGCAAACTCATATCAAACACCTATAACAAAGTCGGTTGCCACGAGTAGCATCGTGAACGCGTAGTAGTTGTTCCCAGCATCATATCGCACATGAAGTTTCTCCGGCATTATCCTAATTCCGCCGTCATTACCGTGAGCCTGTGTTCCGGGGATAGTAACAAACATATCCTCAATCACATCAGCAAAGAATCCAACGACAGATTGAATCTCGTCAAACGGCGAGGCACTCAGTATTTTTTCAAAAAAACTATTCGCACCGTCATCGTCTGCATTACCTCCTTCGTCACCAGTAAGAAGGAATTGATTCATTAACTGAGAGGCGGCTCTTGTGTTTTCATCGGATGTCTTTTGAGATTGCGGTAAACTACCGAAGGTCAAAAAGAAGTTGCGTGCTGTGCCCGTTACTCCGGAACTGGTGACAAGGCTATCATAGGGTATCTGTATACCTCGGAACATATCAATACTTTTTTCCGAATTGGAGACAAGGCCGATTAAGTCTTGAACCTTGTCACCGGCAGACCTTGCTGAGTTCACATTGCGTGAACTTGACAGTTGAAATATCTGTGGATTCAAGAGTTCGGAGAAAGCATTTGTTACCATTGTTGGATGTTCGATTACATCATCGACATGATACACTTGCTCTATGACAACTATAGGGCCGTTCACTACGGCAATAAACGCTGTAGCGAGTGTCTTACCTGTCTCGCTTATATTTTTAGTGCTAACATTAGAGGAGAGTCCAAACGCTTCAGTGAATATCTCAGCAAGCGTAGCCGCAGGAGATTTACTATCTGTAGTCATAAGACCTTTGATAGGTATATTGACAATCGCATCGTAATTAGAAGCGTCTTGGTTTTTCCCATTTGCCCCACTTACATGGTTAAGCACTGCACGAGTCAGTGTAACTTGGTCCGAGCCACCAAGTAATGAGTGAGTTTTACTGGCATCAAATTGAAACCTTATACCAATAGGTGCTTGTCCGATTCCGGTAATCCCTAAAAGAGAATCTCTATAGCAATTTGAGCCTTTAGGGTTACGAGATGGGTCTTCTAACCAATAAGACGGAACAATTTTGATAAAGTTACCGTCTAACAAAGACTCTGTATTGTTGTTGGCTCTGTTTATGGTGAGTGTGTCGCCTTCTATTATTTGCGCTTGAGTCACTGCTTCAAGTTGTATATTGAATATGTCTTGCGTGCTACTGTCCGAAATAGAAGTGACATAACCTAATAATTCATTTCTTCTGTTAAAGCATTTAGGAAATACAAATAATTCATCATTTGCTGTTATGGAGGTGGGTAAAGCACTTGAAAAAGTTACACTGGTGTCTGTTAAGGCACTGATGTCACCTAAAAGTGTTCCAGCCGAATTGACTACTCTGTCACCGATATTCAGCCGAGCCAACGCTCCCAAATCCGGATTACTACTTATTGAACCGCTCAGCGTTGTATCTAAAGTAAGCGCACCTGTTACTCCTGCTGAGTGACCGCCTGTAAACTTCAAATCAATGTCCATTTTAGTCGAAAGTGTGTTACTGCCACTCCAAACTAAATAATTAGGCCCTTTGACTGTCAACAGGCTTGTGGAGCCTAAAACGACACCATTAGTTGGGTTAAAAACGGGAAAGAGCGTTTCTCTGTTTTGAGTGGTGATATAAGAAGACCTTTGTAACATTATTCCGTCACAGAATGGAGCCGGTGTAAAGTTGCTAAATGGTCGGGTGGGCAACATGTTTCCGAAGTTGATGAGAGTTTTCATAGGGCTTGATGATAGAGAACTATTGGCACTGTGCTGTGTATCGACTCCGGCATCATCGGTAATAATCCCGTTCATCTCCAAAGTCACTCTTGGCGTGTTTGTATCTATAGCAAAACGCTTGAGAACATTACCGGGTGTTGGGAACGCTGAAATGTTACGGTTTACCTCCATCTCTATATTTTGAACAATCAAATCCGTTTGGATTTCACTTTGCGCTCCTGCGAGTAACCGAACCGGAATTGCCATATTTTCACCTCATAGTATAATATCAGCGGCCATGAACCTAAGACTGAACTCATAGGCTTTATGCTCCGCTTCTCGGCTTATCACCATATCAGCAACAAGTCCACTTATGCCGTTTTTCAAATGCCCTTCATGCGCATGAGAAAACAACCTTGAAGCGTGCTCTGTGTTGATACTTGATAATTTATCAGCAGTCAAGCCCTCAGTTGTCAAAAAGAAGTTACGCTGTGCTATGTGTGAATCCAAAGAGTTCTTACCTTTAGTGACATGAGTCAAGTAAGGTATCTGTATGCCTCGGATATAATCGCCAGTTGAGTCCTGTGGATTGATTTGATTTGCAACTAAGCCAGTTCCTGCCTTGATGAAATCACTTACGATACCTACATTTGGATTAGAAGCATAATTGTTACTGTTTGCGAGTATACCCAGTAAATCCTGCGCTTTGTCTCCGCCACTCTTTATAGGGCGACCACTGTTACTACCGGCAGTTCCACTCTTACCTCCGGAGAATCCTTGAGTAACGGGCATTTGTCCAACACCCAATGTGGTGTTGATAGTATCGGATGACTGTCCGAGAGAAGACGCAAACTGCTGTGTTATTGTCAGTCGACAGTTATGAGTATGATATGACTCACTGATAGCAGTAGAGAAAACCTTGTCCATGGTCTTATTACCGGACGCATCTACCTCTCTACCCACATCCATGTAAGAAGCAGTGATGGCCTTTGACATGAGATAAGTCAAGTATTCGTCAGTTCTTGTCAACCCTCCTCCTGTGTCACGAGCAGAGCCGTCTTCGTATGTCGGGAAACTTGGACCTACCGCCGCTTCGGGTGCGGCGAACTCGTTGAAAGTGTCAGCGTTTTGAATAGGAATTACAATCACAGGACTACCGGGCCTACCTCGCAAGTTTGTATCTGCATAATTAACAGGAGCGATGTATATTTCATCATCGTCTGCCGGACTACCCGGTGTATCATACTGAACTACTATGTTATTAGCATTCGCTGAGAGCACAGAGGCAAAAAGTAAATCCGTCCCTGCTGTATTGGTAACATAAGGACCGCTTCGCTTAAACACTATTTTTTGATACCTACTGTTCTCAGTAGGCTCAAACCATTCATGAGGATTACCGCCGGTAACTGTAATTGTATTACCGGAAACACCGTTGTTATCAACTTTCATACCTGTATTTCTTTCTACATTTAAAAAGCCAAAAGGTTCTTGCTTACTTGCAACCATCAAATCATCGAATGTAACTCTTACATGCTTCGATTGATGAGCAAAACTACCCACCCCAGCATACTCGTGAGTATAATAAAGACCTATTCCGTATTTAACAGAAAGGTAACCTTCGACTTGCTCTCTGTCATCATCACTCAATACAGAGTTGTAAATGAGAATCTCGGCTATTTGTCCGTCGAAAAAGTCACCGGACATCTCGCCTATTTTTAAGTTGGCCGAGCCATTAGGAACATAGTCTACGCTGGAGGTGTCTTGAGCCTCTTGCCTACCGTTGACAAAGAGAGTAACAGTGTCGGATTGCGAATCAGCGTCTGTGTCATCCATGACATAAGTCATTATTTGGGCTCCGGTATTGACGACAGAATTAGCCGCCGAAGTGATGCCATCGTCACCACCACCCCCTCGCCAAAAAGCAGTAGAGTATTTGACCCTCATATCCATAAAGAGAGCAAATCCTTTACCGCTTTCTATAGAACTGACTACAGTGTGGTCTCCGGCTGTAGCGTTACTCTTCGCAACACAGAAAACAGTGAACTCTTCGGAATTGAAAAATGCTGAGAAGGGAACCTCCATATCGTCATTTACACCGTCGAACTTCAAAGCGGCTGGTCCTATCCCTGCACTGGTAAATGTAGGTTGTTCGCTTGAAGTAGACTGAACAGCGTTCCTACCGTTACCACTACTGTCAGTCCAAGTGGCTACACCGCCGCCTTCTTCTATACCAGTTATCGAGTCAGCCTTAAGCCAAAGTTGTAAACCTGTCTTTACAGGATTGTCCAGCGATTGACTCGCTTCTGTCCAATATGCTACTGGTAAATCAATGTATTTTTTAGCCCAGTATTGAAGTATTCTATTGCCGAGGTCACTTGGCTCTAAAGGACTACCTCCGCTGGAGCCGCCTAAGCCTCCGGAAAAGCCACCTGTATTACCTACAGTCCCTGCTATACCAGTAGTAACACCTTGAACGGTATTACCAGCAGGCCCTGCCATGTTGAAGGATGATGCAACAGGACCAGCGTTGTTACCGCCACCTCCGCCATTAACGGGTTGACCCCAACTTACAATCATTTGAGGTTGGTAAAAATCAAGAGTAGCAACAGCCTTTGAACTTGCAGTTTGACCTGTGTCGTCTGTAAGTGCACCTTGTATTTCAATCATAACACTTGCTTGATTAAGGTCTATACCCATACGCTTAGCGTCGAAGAAAGGTATAGCGAAGTTACTCTGTATGCGCTCAACTACAATGTCAACACTTGTAGCATCAAGGGAGATAGTTTCACCGTTCTCTTGAACGAGGCGAATCGGCATCATCTCCCCTGCGTCCATAATCACCCGCTCCTGTTAAATCCGCTCTGCGTGAGTGAGCCGCCCATTTTACTTCTCAATTCTTTTGTCACCATAGTGCTGATTTCTTTAGCGAGTTTTTGCTTGTCGCTTTTATCAGTCACCCCGCTGACATCTATTCTTAAGTTGACAGTGACATTACTTTGCGAGCCTCCGCCTGCTCCGCCTGTCATCTGTGCTTGAGACACAGGCTCGCCCATCATCTGTTGAAATGGTTGAGACTTCTCCATGTTTTTGAGAGAAGCCGTTAAGTCTGTGCTGTTCACCTTCGTCATCTCCATTGACTTGCTGAACTTATCCATTTGCTGTTGCAAGGCTTTCATGTTTTCACCTGCTTCTTTGCTGTATTTTTTGAACTTCTCCATCGCTTCTACTGAGCGTGGGTCAATATCGCCGTCAATCATGATTACTCCTCCATTGGGGGCACTCGGTCATAGCCTAAGTAAACTGCGTCTTTTGGCATGTCTTCTTCGCCTTGCATAGCCTGTGCCCAGTAAAGAAGTTGCTTAGCATCGTTTACTGACAAATCTCTCACATCCTTGATATTCATGTTGTAGTGTGTCATTAGAAGGTATTCCATCCCTTCTTGTTGGTAGCGAAGTCGCTGATTAACAGGCCGTCCGTGGATGAACTGTTTGATGTTCCCGACTTCGCCTCCCGAAAAACCAACCAGTCCATGATTTGAGTTGGCTGTGGTAAAAGAGATGCAAGTTGCTGACCTTCTTCGGGATTGAGGTCTTCTATGTCTATAGAAGGCTCATAGTGAAGCCAGTTGCTAAATGCGTAACGCCAGTAGTTGGAGAAGTTCATATCGCCATTTGCGAACAACGGTGCTATTGCTTGCACATCAAAAAATGTCAACCGTTTTGATGTGACTTGGACAGGTTTACCGTTTATGTTAATTTCATTCTTCTTCTGTTTCTCCGACATACTTACTCACTTTTTTATTTGAGTCCGTTGATTCTTCAAGGAACTCGTCCGTTTGCATATGAGCGAATGGGTTATCACTGGCTCGTCCTGCTTCGGGATTGAAAAGATTATCTCCGCCTTCTTCTTCTTCTTCGGCGGCATCGTAGAGTCTATCATACACGCAGTATGGATTCAAATTGACTTTGTTTCGCATTGACATATGACTCCCCCTAACAATGATACACTGTGTCCTCACTTATGACCTTTACATTTTGAGGTTTGATTTTCATAGTAGTAAAGAGAAGCCCTTTGTCATCGGGCATAGGTATTGGTAGTTCTGTGATAAAGTAGTCATCAATAATAACACGAAGGCTTGGCGTTGTTCCACTGTCACCTGCAACTACTGGCTTAGTGAAATGAAGCATGATAGTTCCTCCTGTTGAGCCAACAGTGCCACCTCTTTCTACATGGCTTCTTAATTCATGAAACAAACTGTGGTCTGCCAGTGCGATGACTATCTCCATCTCAAACTCTTCACGACCTTCACGGATAACGCTGGCGTTCCTTGTTCCGCCGTAAGGTATTTGCTTGAGGCTGATGTTGTTTGACGCATCTACTGTCTCTGCCACAGGGTTGCTTTGGATAGTATGAAACATCTCTACTCCTGTCTTGCCTCTCAGTTCAAAGGCACTAATGAAGGCTAAGTTTTGGTCGAATGCCGATACAGTCCCGTTGTAGAACATGAAAGGTTTCTCCGAGCCTTCTGCTATACCGCTGGCTTTTCTACCTGTCTTGGTGCTGGCAGTATTTTGAAACATTCGGTGAGCAGTGTATCGGTCACCTTTGTTACTTGACTCAAGGCGACCAGTGTCTGTATAACAAGCCAGTGCGTTAAAAACACATCTGTATTTCAGTTCAGCATCAACAGTAGATGACATCTCCCATTCAACGACTTTGCAACCTTTGAACACTCTTGTCAACTGATTGCTATCATTTGACGAACCGGGTGATATAGTTGATTCTCCGGTGGCATTGAAAGAGCCGACATCTCGTGTGCGCACGCTGTGTTCAAGGCTGAAACTCGGTATGGTTTCAGCAGAGAAAAGCAAGCGGCGAACAGGATTTGTAATCGTTCTTGTTGAGTTTACATTCGGACTACCATTGGACGCTGTGTCACTATATTCTCTTAGTTCAAGAGTATCGCTGGTCGTATGAGGGAACTGCCAACCGCCATCGACATAGATACGGAAACGACTACTGCCTAATCCTTCGATGGCTGATATTCTACGGCATTCGGTTGACTCTGCCCATTCAAAGTGCTGAGCGTCACTGGTAAGGTCCGAAGTTGAAGATTCAAAAGGAAACACTTTTGGGTGCGTAGCGGCGGCTTTGTTAGGAGTTTTGTAAGTAGTTGTAGGAACGAGAGTAGTGTCTTTGAGAAGTATGTAATCCCCTACTGCGGCGGCAGTGCTTGAGCCAAAGCGAATACTGTCACTTACACTACTCGTCACATCAAGGTGTCCTTGACCGGGCGAAACATCTGCGTAAATAGTAGGAGCAGTTGAGCCGTGTTCTTTACTACCACACTTGTCTTTACTGACAACCTCTCTACCAAGACTGTAATACAGCCAATTGGCGTTATGCATCGGCATTTCAAGCGAGCCGCCCATATGATGCACCTTACCTGTCTGTTGCACTGCTACCTGTCGACCAAGGCCAACAACATGGTAACTATGCAAATCGACTTTGGTGTCGGGCAAGGTCATGAAACTGGCTAAACCAACGAACTGGTCGATAAGGCTGACTTCTTTTGAGGATGCGGCGGCGGCATTCATCGCTGAGTTTGCATCACCTTGTATAGTCGGCAGTCCAGTTCCATGAAGGAATATAGCGTCACCTGTCCCGCTGTCTACGGAGGTAGTAGTGGCGAGAGCAGGGACTATTTTTATTTGAGTTGACGACACACCGTCAGCGTTATTTTCTAATGTGTGGTCGACAATGGTGTATAATCTACTCTTGAGGCTTGAAGGGTAGAATGCGGAAAAGTTATTGTTACCTGTGGATGCGGCATGAAAAGTCAGTTTTTGCCCAATGAGCATACCAAGAGGAACTTTGAGAATAGGCTTAGTCTGCTCAAAAATGCTGGTATTACCTATAGAGGTCGTGCCTCTAAATTGAATGGTGGTGAAATCACGAGCAGAGTCAGTGGTAACTGCTCTCCAAGTTCTCGGCTGGTCGTGCTCAATGAGGACGCTTGTCTCGTGGCCCATAGTGACCTCCGAGACATCTCCCTTGTAATGCGCACCAAATCCACTCAAGGTATCAACTCCGCAAGTATAACGACTTCAACTTGAAAGGTATGTCGGAACAACTTCTTGGTCCGGTCACTCAAGTCGGTTCTTACTTTGAGAATCATACGGTCAAAGTTTGCTCCGTCTCCCTTTCGGTTGACATGTATGATTCTACGCATTTCATTCTCCATTTTTCTCAAACGACTACGCCCTCTTGATGTGCGCATGTCAACGGTGATGTTGACTCTCGTCGTTACAAAGTTGTAAAGCAATTCGGGGACTTCTTCGTTAAGAGCGGTCTCATAACAGAGAATGTAGTCATGACGCTGTAGGTCAAGTCTTTTTCCTCTTTCCGGCCCTTCGGAGGCAATATCTATGATAACAGGCTTAATGTTGTCTGTATTCGCCCTATTCCAACCAAGCGCAGTTCCTGCATCAAAGTCAGCCTTGAGAATATCAATGACTGTATCAAGAGGCTCTTTCCAATCAGCCGTCATGCGAAGACCACCACTTCCTTGTAGCGAGCGAGAATCTCCATAGCCTCTCTACGCCATAACTGTGCCTTTGAGCCGAGGTCAATGTTTTGTCCACCTTCGGGAATTAGCACTGAGCGGTCGTCAGCCATCAGTAGTTCGCTCGCTACAAGTTTAGTAGCGGCTTCTTCAATTGCCTTCTCAAGGTAACGCTCACCATAAATGTATGAGCACTTAATGGCATTCCATTCAAAGAAAGGGTATGAGTTGTTGAAGTAAATAATCCCCATCTCGGAGTCGAGCCACCAGTCACGCAGTCGTGCACTGTCTCCACTACTTGAGCCACCTTGTAAGTCAACGACAAAGGAGTGCTGAGTGACTGTCCCACTGGACGGTAGACTGCCTCCGCTGACAACAGTGCAAGTTATGAACTTGGTATCAGTTTTGCTTTCATACCGGAAAACTTTTGTTCCGTCAGTTGCAACTCCCGACTTGGTAAAATTATTTGTCGAGTTTACGCTGATGTCATCAGTGTCTACTATACTTGCAACAGTAGCAGTTGCCAGTGTAGTTTGGTCGATAGTAATGTCGCTACTGTCAGTGACGATGGAGCATTCTTCTCCTGCTTTGACAGAGCGCATCGAGGTCACCTTGACAACACCGGTTCCGTAGTCGGAGTTGGCTGATGCAAGGAACTCGTTATGGACTGCGACATTCGATGTCGAGCCTTCTAAAGTAAAGCCACTACCGTCCGACTTGAGAAAGTCCACACTCGTTTTGCTGACTCTATCCTCTTTATTGATGAGGTCAGCCAAGTTTTGAGCAGTTGAATTAGCATCAATCTCTCCACGCCACTTTGTTGTTCCTTCACCGGCCTCAAGCGTAGCAACGGTAGCGTTACCAAGACTAAGAAACACCTTCTTACCTGTAAGCGAGGCCACATTGTCGAACTCGATTCTCGCCTCTGCTCCACCAATCTCTCGGTAGTCGTCACCTTGCCATAGTTCGATTCTCAGTATTTGCTGAACATTACGGAAAAGCAAAGGTGCTGTCCCGACATAATCTGTATAGTATCGTCGACGGTAAGGCTTGTATGTATCGAAGTTGATGTATTCTGCTGTAACAAGGTAAGGTCTCCAAGCATTATGAGTGATATTGTCTATACGGTCTTGTATACGGCGTATGTGGTCGTTGACGATGTTCTTTGTTACGCCACGACTCTTACCGTTGGTGAATATAGTGAGATTCTGTATCTCTGTGTTTGCGGCAGTTGTATAACTGGCTAATGCATCATTGGTTCCAGCCGCCCCTCCGTCCAGCGTGGTTGGTAAGCGCACATATTTTGTCCCGCTTACATCCTGCACGCTTGGCGTACCAATAGTGAATGTTTCTCCTAAAGGGTAAAGGTCGCTGTAAACAAATATACTGTCTCCACTTTCAAAGCCATGTTCCCGAAGGTCAGTACCACTGATGTAGAAGCCATTAGCGTCAGCGTTTGCCGCACCAAGGACAGGTTCGCCTGCCGCAATGCCAAGGAGTTGCGCCACCTTGTCGCCAGTCGTATACACGACAGCAGTGGGGTCAAGAGGTCGAGTTTCGGGCTCACCGGGACTGAATACTGTTGGCATGACCTCTCCTCCTATTCATCCCATGAGGGGTCTTCGTGATAACCCTATTGCTCTTTCTTACCGAGATTGAAGTCAACTGGCTTGTTACATGTCCTGCATGTATCGACCCAGCAAAAGTATAGCATACCGCAATTCTTACAGCGTGTACCCGAACCAATGTTCAGCACATCACCAGCGTTCTTATTGCGGTTTCTTTGTTTGACAGTGACACCCGACAGAGGTTTATCCTCGTTGGTTCTTACCGAAGCACCGTATGATTCGTTAAGACGAATGCCACGCTTTTGTAAACGCTCGATGTCATCAAGTCCGAGGCTACCGAATCCTTGCATACTTACTCACCTCAAACTGTGTAGGTAAGTAAGAAGTAATGATTGCCAAGCGAAGTGAATGGTTCAATGCTGATTAAAGCAGTGGTATTCGCCGCCGCAACTCCAAGAGCACCTGTGCCACCTGTGGCTCGGATGTCTGCTTGTATGAGTGCAGTAGCGTTTCCATTACTCATCTCTTGAGGACTGTAAGGACCGATGACTCGGTTTCCATAGCCACTAAGAACTGCCAAGGTGAATCACCTCAGCGTTGACCGAGAATCCAAAAGCGACCTCTATCTAGGCTTACACCAGTTAAATTATTACTGTCTTCTTTATCAATATTACGACCTGCATCAAAAATAACAAGGCTGTTGGTTTCATCAATCGAAACATCGAGAGAGTTGTTCTGTGCAGTAATAGCCGCATCAGCCAAAAGAGACATTTTAGATGCACCTAATACATGAAGTGCGTCATTGTCAGCCATTGCTTCTACTAATGGTGTGTCAATAGTAACAGCCGTAGCAGTAACAGCGGTGATTTTACCGAGTCTTGTGCCAAAAGCGTTGTAAAGAGTTTGACCGACATAAACACATGAGCGAGCATCTCCCGCTACACTACCAGTATCTACAGTCAATACTGTTTGTCCTATTGCTTCAGCAGAACCATTGTTAATAAGAAGCCCACTTGGTGCAGTAGAAGTCAAATGCCCACCAGCGGCGAAAACAGTTGAAAGGATTCCGTCATAGGAAAACTCTGTTCCACCTTCGCTAAAAGTTCCTGTTATCATGAGCATATCGCCCATTACATGTGTTCGTGTATCTCCTGTGCTTGTTGCCGCCATTATTCTTCATCTCCTGTTATTGTTGTTTGTTCTGCCTCTACCGGCTCTTCGACTGGTTCGGGCACTGCTACTGGCTCATCGACCATAGGCTTTAGAGTTTCCTCGACCATTGCCAATAGTTTTGCCTTTGTAGTGTAACCACTATACTCAACACCTCGCTCGGTCAACCAAGCACTAATGTCTTTCTTTGTCCAGCCCGAATCCGGAATGCCGTCGTCCTTTGCATCTACTGTGACTGTCGCTTGTTCGTCGCCTTCAACAAGGAATGCTGTTGGATTGGAGCAAACTGCTACCCGATGAGTGTCCAGCCATTCTTGACTGACTTCGACGGGTTCTTTGCGAATCCAAGAGTCCTTGATGTCCGGCCTCTTTCGATAGACGGTAGGTCCCAAGTATGTTACTGTAGGCAAGGTTATTCACCTCAGCCTACAATCATTGTCAAGTGAACAAAGTCATTTGCACCACCGACTGTGAAGGTCAGTTCACCAGTTTCGTGGGAAACAACTGTTACTCCTGCACTTAGTGCTTCGTCAGTGTCTGTTTCGTTCACATAGTTGATAAGAGCGTAGATTCTACTAAAATCGGTGTTGTAAGCGTTGACTGCGAACTTTGCAGTTGTTGCAGTTGCTCGTGCTCTTACTGAAATCATCCGTAGACTCGACACTGGTTTGTTTGTTCCTTGGGCGTTGGTAGCCGTGAACGGGGTAAGAGAGCCCGGATAACCGGCCACTCCTGCGTCGTATGCCGCTCCCGAACCACTCAACCAAGCGGTGTTGTCTTCAAGACCAGCCGCACCGGGTGTCTTAATCGCTCCGCCTGTGTTTCCGCCCATTGGTATATCCAAGTAGGTTGTTACTGTATCAATTGCTGTATGTGCTGTTACTGTTGCCATAATTTTTCATCTCCTATATTTTATTTTTTTATCCTCACTTAAGGTCACGGATTGAACCTTGACCTCCAAAGAATGTTGTCCAAACTTCACCCATTGTTCGGTAAAGTCCCTCTTGTCCGAGGCGGTTGACAGCGAACGGGTCGCCAGTTTCAATTCCGCTTTCAAAGTATTGAGTTGGTTTTGCAGTAGAGAAGTATGTGTAGTCAGTGTCGAGCATGTAGATTCTGCTGATACCGTCGCTTGACATCTCCTTGGTTGGGATGATAGGAACACCGTTGTATGTTGCAACAATGAAACCAGCCTCAACACCGGGAACGCCCTTAACACCGTTGAAGGTAGGGACGACTCTCTTTTCCTCCATGAATCGCTGTTGCGATTGTAGAAGTTGTTGAATACGCATCAAGGTATCATACCCAGTAAGCATAACTTTCGGGTTACCTCCTCTTTCCCAAACGAGACGGAAAGTCTCATCCAAGTGGTCGAGTGAAAGAGTTCTGTTGGTAGAACCACTGTCAGCAGAGTCTTCTGCGAAAGCCCATGTGTTGTCACTGCGGTTGATGGAGTAAATGTCTTCATCGTTTGTATCGTAGTGAGTTCCGGAGGTCATGCTGTTGTTTCCAGTAGTGATTCGGTCAAGAGACTCGATGTCGTTTCCTGCAACAGTTGTAACATCAGTAGTGAGCATATCGTTGATGTGCTCTGCGTGATGCTTACCCATTTCTTCTTTCAAGACTGAGCGAATGTCGCCAAGTCCATCGTCCTTGTCGTTAAGGAAAATTGCTGTTTCGGACATATCGAACGAGTGTGCGATTGTCTTTGGCTTTGCGGCCACATTTTGGAAGGTAGGTTTGGTGGTGTCCGGAAGAGTTCCGTTTTCTGCGATACCGCCGCCAACTGTCTTAGAAGGCTTTGCGGTGACGACACGCCATCCACTGCGGTCCCAAGGCTTCTTAGGTAGAATACTGAATGCGTTGAACTCTTGGTTCAACTGAGACCAAACTTTGCGACCGTAAATTGCTTGGTAGGTTCCAGCGGTGGTGCTCAAGAGTGGTGCGTCTGCTTTCAATAGTTCGCTACCACTGTAGGAGTAGCCCATCGAAGAGCCTGCACCGTAGTAGTATCGTTCCATATCGTTAATTGTTCTCATGTAATTTCTTGCCATAATTTTTCATCTCCTATATTTTTTTTGCTTATTGTTGCCAAACGCTACCTGCGAGGCGGTGAACATCGTCCCAATCCATGTTACCAAGGTCTTGGGTTGAAGGGATTGCAACAGTAGAAGCCGACTTGCGTAGTTCTACTCCTGTTGAGGCAGAGTTGCCTATGTTGTCAATTCGACCACTGAGGTCGCTCAAAGCCTTCTCAATGTTTGCAAGAGGTGTTCTTGCGTCGAAAGAAGAAGCGGCTCGGTGGTCTGCTTCTGCGGTCATCTCCTTTGAAAGTCTGTCAGCGAAGACAGAGCCAAGGTTGGATTTGAATTGTTCTTCAAGACTTGCGGCCTTGTAGACTTCGTAAGCGGCTTCAAGGTCGGATGCACTGACTGCTTCGGGAGAGAGGTAGCCTTTTGCGACTGCCTTTCCACTACCACTGTTGAGTTTGCCGATTGCACCAGTTGACGGGTTTCCGCCTTCTTGCGCTCGTCCTTTAACTTGACCGGCGAAGTAATCTGCACCGTCTCCGATTTGTTCCGGAGTGGAGCCGAGGTTTGCCTTGTTGATGTCATCGAAATGAGTGCGTGCACCGGAAATATCTACACCTTGAGATTTCAAGGTGTTTTCCATCCAGTTCAAATAATCAGTAGTGATTACATCGCTGTATTCACTCTTTGCATACATTCCTTCTTTTGCGTCTTTGTCGGCCATTTTCTCACCTTCGTCTTTTTTGTCTTCGTCGTCTTTAGACTCTTTAGGCTTGTCTTCTGCCTCGTCTTTTTTGTCTTGCATAAACGGAGGCATTTCTTTCTCCATAGTGTCAAGTCGTCCATTCAATCTGTCAAGCACTGTGGAGAGTTCTCCTAATACATTATTATCGTTCATATGTGTGTCCTCCTTCAATATACGGAATGTCGCCTCCGGGTTAATACCTTTCTCGCAAATGGTGACCTCGTGCAGTTCCAGTTTGGAGATTTCAGTGTAATCGCCGTGGCTATTATCACTCTTACGCATTCTCTTGAATGCTTGTCCTCCAATACTGAAACCTCTAAGGGCTCCTTTGCGAATCTCATTGGCTACTTCACGAGCCTTTTCGATGTCATCTCGGAGGCGAATGACAACAAACATACCTGCGTCGTCAACTCCGGATTTCCAAACACGACCATCATTGTCCGTGTAGTTGTTAATGACTTCTCCGACTTGTATGTTAGAGTGTGCAAGTTGCACATTACGGAAACCGTCTGCTTTCATGAATCCATCAAAAGCATCCCTTAGTGCGCCTCTTGTAATAAGGTCGCCTTGTTTGTCGACCATTTCAACTGACGCATAGCCAGCGATAACAAGGTCGTTGTCCGACTTAACAATGCTGATGTTCCCACTGTGCTCGACAGGGGATGTTCGCAGGGTAAGAGCGGAAGCCATTGACCTCTACACAACGGTCATACTATTTAATCAAGTATGAAATACAGCCTTATCCGAATCAATCTCTAAGACCCCTTCTTTGGTAGGTATAGTCTTGCGCTTAGCAGGCTCTTCGTCATCCATTTCGGGCTCAATATCGGAGTCTTCTCCGGGTCGTTTTCTGTTGTCAAAATCCGGCATAGTCTTTGAATCATGGAGATTTGTCGGACCTGTAGGTGATTCTATAGGAGTGGCATAGTCAAAGCCCAATCCCTTAGCACCTGCATTTGATGCACCCACTGCACCTACGCTACTTTTGAGAAACTTGTCAATGAACTGTAAGCCCTTGACAAGAACTTTTTTCTTTTCGTTTTCTTTCCACCAATCGGAGTCTTCTACTTTCTTAGGCTCAATCAAAGGTTCCGCTTCGCCCTGTGTTTCATTGACTTCTTCTTTTTCAGCAATCTCTAAACCTGCTTTGAGAAGAGCACCTGCTACAGGAGACCAATAAGAACGCTGACTTTCAGCAAGGCGAATGACATAATCACTCTTGGCTAAAGGAGAATGAACCATCCAATTTTGTCCGGATTGAGTGCACTTGTAAAGCACATCACCTTGCGGCATAGATACACGGATGCCCGACTTCGCTCTTTGGACTTCACATAACCACTGCACATCATTTGACTTGGCAAGCATACCAAGTGTTTCTCTACTGACAAGTCCTTCGCCTTCTGCTTCTTCGATAATTTTAGAGGCTGTCAATGTGAATACGCTATCTCCGTCAGCGGATTCAACTTCACTCACATTAGCGGCATTGACCTTTACATGGTCTCCCTCATTGAACTTTTCCGGACTGTTGAACACTACGCCTACATCCATGTATGTTTCACCTTGAGACTCTACTGCTCTGTCACCTATTCTCTCATCTCTTGTAATAGGACCAGTTCCGAGCCTGTAAGTGTAAGGGTTACTACCTCTTCTTTCAAGCACTCTCAAAACAACATCGTTACCGGGCTTGAGAAGAACCCACTTAGGATGACGCAATTCACCGGCCATGTAAACAGACTTTGCATCTCTAAGAAGGAGGTCTTCATACTCTTCACTTAGATTCTCAACTATACCTTTCAGCCCTTCATCGTCAGTCAGTCTCGTATCGCTGGCACTGGGAACATGTATGTTCTCAACGCCCTCCATACCTCCTCGCAGTATTTTGATTCTGTCGGAAAGAACGACACTGTGGACTTCTTTCTCAGCAAACTCTATCACATCGAAAATGTAGTAACCGTCTTCTAATTTGATAACATCAGCGTGAAAGTCCTCGTCTGTTACTTGCTTGAAGTTCTTCTCGTCTTCATCACTAAGCGTAAATGAAGAAGTTACTTCGTCATCCTCTTTCTTGACAAAGCCTCTTTCGCCCTCCGGCATATGAGATACTATCCAATCTCCGCTGAATCCTCTTAACTCTTTGAGGTCGTCAATTTCAAAAATGCGATGCATTGGTTGAAGGAGGGGAACTTTCGGCCCCAACTCCTTACGGATTATATCCGGATTGGTGAGATTGGCTAAGTTGTCATGTGACTTAGTAGGCGACAACTTGTCGGTATTACGAGTAAGACCAATTGAGTTTGGCTTGAACTGCGGACCCATTATATCAACCCTATTGAGTCTCTCTCTATTACTTTGATGTTCGGGATGAAAGCGCATATCCATCCATGATTGAGGCAAACTCAAAGCATGCCAAAACTTCGCCAAAGGTTGAATGAGCCTTGTCTTGTTCTTTTGAGGGTCAGCAGGCGTGATGTTGACATTGCCGTTTCTTGATATTCTGTATGTAAAGTTGGGGCTGAACTCATCTCCAAACTCATGTCGGAAACCAGTTGAGTTGTAAACACTGTGAACAGAATGAGCATCCGGACCGAACTGGTCGACAGGCACACCTGTTATCCCATGCACTTTTTGCGACACTTGTTGAGGCGGTTCAACATTTGGTAAGTCTGTCATTATCGAATTAAGTTTCTGCATAACATTCCAGTAATCATTTTCAGCCTTATGCATACTACCACCAGTGCTTTTTGATGGCCTTGTTTCATGTATGGTCTCCCCGTTATTGTCTGTCTTTCGCTGTCGACGAGGGTCGCTGTTGTAAGCAAGGTGGTGATGAATACCAAGTTGAGAGTTTCTTTCTTTTGCCGAAGCATGACCTATGTTGTTGTAAAGACCGTTAATCGTTTTCAAGAAGTCAGTATCTCTCGCTCCTTTTCTTAACTTAAGAGACTCAAGAGCCTTGTCTATATCGAGGTCGGGATGAAGTTGCTCAACATACTGCTTCATTGTCATGACAGACGGAGAGTATGTGGGGTCTTGTAGGAGTTGAGGTATAATGTTATTCTCAATATAATCTAAAGCGGTCTTTCTATGATACTCGTTATTCGGGTCAAGTCCAAGGCTTTCGATAAAGCCATCTCTGTCTTGCAAAGCCTGTATACCCGCTTTGTTTGAATGTCCTGCCAAAGCATGCTTTACACCTGTGCCAATATCAACTTGGCCTTGGTGCCCGTCTTCTGTATACTGGTGACTGGCCTTTGTATGTATACCGTGTTGCTCATGAGGAACTGTGTTGAGATAATCATTTGCCATCATAGCGAACATTCTCATGTTTGCTTCGGCAGTTTCATGGTCGAGGTCGGGATTAAAAATATGATTGTAAAGTGCAGGGTCTTCTTGAATCATACGCTGTAAGTGCGCTCCCGATTGGCTGATTGCACCTGTATCAGCACGCAGTCTGTCTTCAAGTA